CCGATCGTGTAACAGATCTGAAAAACATGGGTATGACTACAGACTCTGCTGAAGCTCTTGGTGACTCAGCCTCAAATGCTTTCGAGCAAATGGGTTTCACCATTGAAAAATCAACAGTGACTGCGAAGTCACGTGCGTTGAAAGCGGAATATACTCTAGAACTTGCACAAGACTTGAAAGCGATTCATGGTCTTGACGCAGAAACAGAGTTGGCCAACATTCTTTCAACTGAAATCTTGGCTGAAATCAACCGTGAAGTCATCCGAACAATCAACTCACAAGCGAAAACTGGTGCGCTACAAGCGTCAACAGCTGTAAACGGTATCTTTGACATGTCATCAGATGCTGATGGTCGTTGGTCAGTTGAAAAATTCAAAGGCCTAATCGTTCAAATCGAACGTGAAGCCAACGTAATTGCAAAAGAAACACGTAGAGGTAAAGGTAACTTTATTATCTGTTCTTCAGACGTTGCTTCAGCTCTTACAGCTTCAGGCATGTTGGATTACACTCCTGCACTATCAGTCAACTTGAACGTAGACGACACAGGAAACACTTTTGCTGGTGTTCTTAACGGTCGTACACGAGTCTATATTGACCCATATGCAACTGTAGATTACGTAACTGTTGGTTATAAGGGTACAAACCCATATGACGCAGGTATCTTCTATTGTCCATACGTACCATTAACTATGGTTCGTGCGGTAGGGGAAGAAAACTTCCAGCCAAAAATCGGTTTTAAAACTCGATACGGCATGGCATCAAACCCATTCGTAGGTGCAACACCTGCAAACGGTTTGGCAGCTGCGAAATCAAACCAATACTACAGAATTTTCCGTGTAGACAATATCATGGCATAAGCCAACGGAAATACCTCCACAAGGGTCGCTTCGGCGACCCTTTTTTTTATTATAAATAGTGACATATAAAGGAAGATTATATGGCTATATCGACAACAACCACATCTGCTGGGATTTTAGAATCTACTATTACATCTAATGCAAACTATCTACAACCTACTGGGTTTAAGATAGGCATTAATCGTAAGTACTTTCCAAACGTAGAATACTTTGCACAATCTATTATGCATCCAGATATGTCAGTAACTCAAATAGAAGTACCATATAAAAGAATTGGCGGCGTTCCACTTACAGGAGATAAATTAAATTTCGGTGAGATGACAGCAATGATTATCATGGATGAAAATTTATCAGCATATACAGAAATGTATAACTGGTTAAAGTCTTTTGTTGAGGCGCCAGACGTTAAAGCATCAGAAGCAGCAAACAGTTCAAAGGGACCTTCTGAAGCAGATATAACTCTCTCTATATTAACAAGTCATAATAACGTTGCAAAGAAAATTATATATAGAAGTGCCTTCCCAACATTATTAGGAGATGTAAATTTTGAAGCTTCTACTGGCGATGTTCAATATATTACATTCCCAATTTCATTTAGATTTACATACTTTGACATTGAATAAAAACTAGGATATATTATGGATTTGAAAGTGATTCTCGACATGTGGTCGAGTGACTGTGCTATTGCACAAACTAGTTTAGACGAATCATCTAGACAAACCCCGATGCTACACGCAAAATATTTAGAACTTCTTTCTACTATGAAATTGAGGTTAAAGAAAGCTGAGCAACAACAGAAAATATTACTTAAAGACAAATGGCTTTATTATAATGGAAAGATGGATCAGGATCAAATAGTTGATAAGGGGTGGAAGCCGGACCCTTTTGATGGACTTAAAATACTAAAAGGTGAAATGGATTACTACTACGATTCTGATCCAGAAATTCAGCAGTCTGTTGATAAAATAGAGTATCTAAAAACTATAATAGATACTTTAAATGAGATTATGAATAATATAAATTGGAGACATCAGACTATCGGTAATATGATCAGATGGAGGATCTTCGAAAGTGGTGGCTAAATATAATAGAGAGTTTAAATTAGATGTAAAAGATATTGAAATAATTGAAAATGCGTTAATAAAATATCAAAGAGATGATGCTAAAGCAACTGAGATATTAGCAAAACTATATCACCAAAAAGTATGGTACAGACCAGATGAGAATTTTGTAAGTGGCTAACATTAAAATATGGAAGAAAAATGAAAGCATAGCTCTTGTTGATTGCGATGCCGGAATTGCAAAAGAACTAAGTGATTATTTTTCTTTCTTTGTTCCTGGTTACAAGTACATGAAACTGTACAAACGTAAAATATGGGACGGCAAAATAAGATTATTTAATAATGTAAGTAAAGAACTTCCTGCAGGTTTATATCCATTTGTCGACGAATTCTGTAAACAAAGAAGTTATACTCTTGAAACAGAATCAACTAAATATGGCGCGCCGCAGGATAAAAGTGAAGAAGATCCTAAAGAAATATATGAATACATAAAAGATTTAAATTTAACTAGTCGCGGCCAGCCTATTGAGATTCGCGACTACCAGTTTGATGCGGTAATGAAAGCATTAAACATAAATCGCTGTGTATTGCTGTCTCCTACAGGTTCTGGTAAATCTTTAATAATTTATTGTATTTCACAATTATGGCTAAAGTATATCTCAGATGGATTCAGATACCCACGTGCCGGAAGAGTATTAGTAGTTGTACCTACAACATCGTTAGTAGAACAAATGCAGAAAGATTTTGTTGATTATGGTTTAGGCGAGAAGGCTATACACAAAATATATTCTGGTAAAGATAAAGATAATATAGAATCTTCTGTAGTAATATCTACATGGCAATCAATATATAAGTTGCCAAAAGAGTGGTTTGATCAATTTGGCATGGTAGTTGGGGATGAGTGTCATGGATTTAAATCAAAGTCGCTAACTGATATTATGAACAAATGTACCGAAGCAAAGTATAGGATTGGCACAACTGGTACTCTGGACAATGCACAAGTCCATCACCTCGTCCTACAGGGCCTATTCGGAAAAATACATAGAGTAACAACTACTAAAGCTCTGCAAGACAATAATACTCTTGCTAAACTTGATATAAATATAATTATGTTAAAATATAACGAAGAGACACGTAAGTCTTTTGGGAAGATGACATACCAGGATGAAATTGATTGGATCGTTAGAAATAATTCTCGCAACACTTTCATTCGCAATTTGGCTTTGGATGCTGATGGCAATACTCTCGTCTTATTTAATTTTGTTGATAAGCACGGTAAGCCTCTCTTTGATATGATAAATGCCAAAATTGAAGAAGGAAGAAAAGTATTTTATGTATCAGGTGAAGTAGAAACGTCAGATAGAGAAGCTATAAGAGAGATTACGGAGAAACAAAAGAATGCTATCATTGTTGCAAGCTTGGGTACATTTAGTACAGGAATCAACATTAAAAATTTGCATAATATTGTTTTCGCCTCGCCGTCAAAATCTCAAATCAAAGTCCTCCAGTCAATCGGCCGAGGACTCAGAAAAGCGGATGATGGCCGCATCACAAGACTATATGATATCGCGGACGACTTACAAACGAAAAGCAGGAAGAACTACGCGATCCTCCACAGCGAGGAAAGAATAAAAATATATAATAAAGAGAAATTTGATTATAAAGTCATAGAGGTGCCAATTGGAAATTAGACAATTTAAATTAGCTAACAACGATGAAATTATGTGTGAAGTAGTAGAGTATCATGAAGATGATGATGCTATTGTTATACGAAAAACTATGAAGATGGTACAAATGGATAACATGGCAAACGGTACTCGTTATTACGCGTTTCGCCCATTTATGATGTATCAGCTTACAAAAGAAGCTTTTCAAATCGTTAACTGCGAACATATTATCGCAGAAGCAAATCCTAATCAAGAATTGATATTAGAATATTTTAAGGCGATCGAAACTTCTTTAGATGAAGAAGGTGAGAAAAAAGAAAATATGGATGACATGAGAGATAGGTACAATACGTATGTCAAACAACAAAGTGAAATGTTATCCGAACTAGATTCCGAATCGGGAAGTAACGTAATTAAATTTACGATAGACAAAAATAAGATGCATTGATAGGTATACTATCCTCCCTCAACAGTACTCTTTAATTATACACCAGTTTTCTGGTATTGTACACAGTTAATTTAGCAAAAATAAATATTTTTTTAGTGTACATCCGTGCTTAAACGTGATAGAATTATATTATATTAAGGATATATTATGAAACCTAAAGACAGACCACATTATGTAAATAATGCACAATTCTCACAGGCAGTAGTTGATTACGTTACTGTTGTACGTGAAGCAAAGAGTGAAGAAAAACAACTTCCTATTGTGCCTGATTACATCGCTACTTGCTTTCTTAAAATAGCAGAAGGACTTTCCCATAAATCTAATTTTATCCGATATACGTATCGAGAAGAAATGGTTATGGACGCAGTCGAAAATTGTCTTAAAGCAATAGAAAATTATAATCTAGAAGCAGCTACACGATCTGGCAAACCTAATGCATTTGCATACTTTACCCAGATTTCTTGGTATGCATTCTTGCGACGTATTGCTAAAGAAAAGAAACAGCAAGACATTAAGTTTAAATATATGTCACAATCAGGAGTAGAAGCTTTCTTACTAGATGAAACAGACAATAGTGTAGCAGCTAACTTTGTTGATATGTTAAAAGACAGAATCGATAAAGTCAGAGGTTATGACACTGAAGTAAAAGAATTTGCTAAGAAAGAGAAGAAACGTAAAAGACCTGTACAAAAAGTAGATTCTGATTTAACAGGCTTTTTTAAATGAAGGTAGCAATAATAAATGACACTCATTGTGGGATTCGCAATTCTTCTGACGTCTTTCTCGATAACGCAGAAAAATTTTATAATGATGTATTTTTTCCTACTCTTTTGGAACGGGGTATTAGCCATATTATCCATCTTGGTGATTACTTTGATCACCGGAAGTTTATCAATTTCCGTGCCCTTAACCGTAACCGGCATGTATTTCTTGAACGGCTTAGGAAAGAACGAATAACAATGGATATTATTTGTGGTAATCATGATACTTACTACAAAAATACTAATGAGTTAAACTCACTCAAAGAATTACTAGGACATTATATGAATGAGGTTCATATTATACATGAGCCTACAGTTATGGAATACGGTTCTTTAAAGATGGGTATGGTTCCATGGATATGTGACGAGAACCATGATAAGACTATGGAGTTTTTAAAGACTGCTAAGTGTGATTGGATCGGTGGTCATTTTGAGTTTGCAGGATTTAGCGTATTGCGTGGCGTACTTGCTCCTCATGGATTAGATCACACACAATTATCACGATTTGAAAAAGTATTATCTGGTCATTATCATACAAAGTCTCAAAAAGATAATGTAACATATCTTGGCACGCAAATGGAATTCTCTTGGAATGATGCACACGATCCTAAGCATTTTCATATTCTCGATACAGAAACACGTGAGCTAGAAGCCATACAAAATAATAACACTTTATTTCAAAAAATAGTGTACAATGACGATGAAATAGATTATAATAAATATAACGTAACTGATTTAGACGGTAAGTTTGTCAAGGTAGTTGTTGTCAATAAAAAAGATCTATTTACATTTGATAGATTTATTGACAGAATACAGAACAGAAAGATTCACGATCTTAAGATTGCTGAAAACTTCGATGAGTTTTTAGGATCTAGCGTAGAGGATGAATCTGTTTCTATTGAAGAAACAACTGAACTATTAGATACGTATATTGAAGCAGTAGAAACTGATCTTGATAAAGGCAGGTTAAAACTTTCTATGCGTAATCTTATGACTGAAGCACAGGCTATCGAAACAGTATGATCGTATTTACATCGTTAAAGTTTAAGAATTTCCTATCTACCGGAAATGCTTGGACTGATATTAAACTAGATAAATCTAAGTCTACTTTGATTGTAGGCCAGAATGGTGCTGGTAAATCTACCATGCTAGATGCTATTGCATTTGGTTTGTTTGGTAAACCACACCGCAATATCAATAAACCTCAGTTAATTAATACTATCAACAATAAGAACTGTATTGTTGAAGTAACATTTGTAATAGGTAAAGCAAAATATAAAATTATACGTGGCATAAAGCCAAACGTATTTGAGATTTGGAAGAATGGTGATATGATTAATCAATCATCTCATTCCAAAGAGTACCAGAAGATTCTCGAGCAAAACATCTTGAAGCTAAATCATAAAAGCTTTCATCAGATTGTCGTCTTGGGGTCCTCCTCCTTTGTTCCTTTCATGCAACTCCCTGCACAACATCGACGAGATGTGATCGAGGATCTTCTGGACATTAACGTATTCTCAAAAATGAATACTCTTCTAAAAGAAAAGACTACTACGCTAAAAGATAAGATGAAAGACTTATCATTCAAATTAGACGTAGAAAATAATAAAATAGAAACACAGAAAAAATATATTTCTGATATTAAAGCATTAAACAACTCTGAAAAAGAAAAGAAAGATATTCGTATTAAAGAATTAAATACTGAGGTTAAGGATCTACAGGATGAAAATACGAACCTATCACAAGAGGTTGAAGAAAAACAAAAGCCACTCGAAAAAGAACTCAACAGGGTCCATGACAAAAGGCAATCTATTGTCCAATACCAGGCGCAGTTCAGACAGCAAATGTCCCAGGTTGTTAAAGACTCAAAATTCTATGAAGATAACGAGACGTGTCCAACGTGCAGCCAAGATATTAGTAATGAACTCAGATCATCGAAGCTGGCTGATTCCAAAGCTAAAGCGAAAGAACTTAAAGAAGCTATGGACCATGCCTTTGAAAAGTCGACTGATATTCAAACAAATATCGACCGGATCACGGATGAACTCACTGGAGTGCGATCGAAGCAGTCAGATATTCATTCTAACAATCAAGCGATCACCAGGATCCAAAACGAAATACAAAATTTGGAGACAGAGTTAAATCAGACTGGTGATATTGAAGCAGCTAAAGAAGAACTCGAAGCAATGCGAAATACTGCTAATGAGTTTAATATGTCAAAGTTTCAATTAAACGAAGATTATTCTTATAATAATGTTATGTCAGAAATGCTAAAAGATACTGGTATCAAGACAAAGATTATTAAACAATACATACCTGTTATTAATAAATTAGTAAATCAATATTTGCAGATACTAGATTTTTATGTGCATTTTGATTTAGATGAAAGTTTTACCGAAACGATTCGATCACGTCATAGAGATCAGTTTTCATACGATTCTTTTTCTGAAGGTGAAAAGCAACGTATTGACTTAGCTTTATTATTTACATGGCGGATGATTGCTAAAATGAAAAATTCAATATCAACTAACCTTCTACTTCTAGATGAGACATTCGATTCAAGTCTAGATCATGATGGCGTTGAGAACCTAATGAAGATTCTGCATTCTCTTGATGAGAATTCGAATACGTTTATTATATCGCACAAGGGTGATATTCTTGACGGTAAGTTTAAAGACAAGATAGAATTTGTAAAAGAAAAGAATTTTAGTAAAATAAAAGATTTACAAGTCCTAGAAGATGTGATATAATAGTATGATAAACAAACGAGGTATATTATGGAATTGAAAGAATCAACTCTTTCTGTATTGAAAAACTATGCTGCGATTAATCCTAATATCGTAGTACAGAAAGGCAATAAGATTAAAACTATGACTGAGGCACGCAATGTGTTATCCTCAGCTACTCTTGAAGAAGACTTTCCTCAAGAATTTGGCATCTATGATCTTAATGAATTTTTAGGTGTCATTGGATTGGTCGGAGAGCCAAGATTAACATTCGAAGAAAGTTATGTAACTATCACTGATAGTAGCAACCGATCTCGTGTTAAGTATTTCTTCTCTGATCCAGAGATGTTGACTACTCCCACACGGGACGTGGCTACTCCACCAACTGATGTAAACTTTGTATTAGATAATGATACTCTAAACAAAATTAAAAAGGCATCTAGTACTCTAGGTCATACTGAATTTTCTATTACTGGAAAAGACGGAGTGCTCACGTTATCTGTTATAGATAGTAAGAACACAACGTCAAATGCATTCTCTATCGATATCAGTGGAGAATTTACAGAAGAGAACTTTAACTTTATATTTGATATTAAGAATTTAAAAATGATTCCTGGTGATTATCAAGTTGGACTATCTTCAAAACTCATTTCACATTTTGTTAACAAAGAAACCGGCATCGAATATTGGATTGCCTTAGAAAAGACATCAACCTTCGGAGTATAATATGTCAGATAAAAAAGAAGAAACAACGGAAGCAGTGGATCCACATGCTCCTATCTATGAAACAGGTAATCGTGCTGCTCGTAGTATGATTGCAGTTGTTGATACTATGTGTCAACGTGGTGCCTTTAAAGGTGAAGAGCTTTCTACTATTGGTACGCTTCGCGATCAATGTGTACAATTAATTCAAATGGCAGAGAACTATCAGCAGGAGCAAGCTCAAGCTGAAAAATAATGTACTTTCCTATTGAACTGTGTTATAATATATTATGAAGGAAAGACTATGTCAAATGAATTTTTATGGGTCGAGAAATATCGGCCTAAACTTATTTCTGAAACGATTCTGCCTCCCCGACTGAAAGAGACGTTTCTGAAAATGGTGGATACCGGTGAATTGCCTAATATGCTTTTCACCGGTACCGCTGGTCTTGGTAAGACAACAGTTGCTAAAGCACTATGTAATGAACTAGGTTTAGATTATATTATAATCAACGGTTCAGAAGATGGCAATATTGATACACTTCGTGGTAAAATAAAACAGTTTGCTTCAAGTGTTTCTCTGCAAGGCGGATATAAAGTTGTAATACTTGACGAGGCAGACTATCTAAATCCCCAATCTACTCAGCCGGCTCTTCGTGGTTTTATTGAAGAGTTCTCTAATAATTGCAGATTTATTCTTACTTGCAATTTTAAGAATCGTATTATTGAACCACTTCATTCTCGGTGTGGTGTTTACGAGTTTAATACTACTAAGAAGGATATGGTTGCACTAGCTGCATCATTTCACAAACGACTCGTATATATATTAAAAGAAGAAGGTATACAAACAGATCAAAAAGCTGCAGCAGATCTTATTCTTAAACACGCTCCTGATTGGAGGAGAATTTTAAATG